TATAAGGAAGAGGCCCGCAAGATAATGGCAGAGCCAGATTACAGGCAGAATGAAGTGAAGCAAGCTAAGGTCCGTGAACTATTCCAGAAATATACTAATCAGTTGAATTTATCTAAATGATTTTTGCTTGCGAGTTTAAAAATTAAGGGGTAAACTCAATTAATAGTAGAAGGGTAGCCTTAGGGTCCTTTGAGCCGTAGCTGGATTGCTCGTTTATCTAAACGTAAAAAGAAGAACCGTCCGGAATCCGGGTAGCGTGTCGAGAAAATCAATTATCAACTATAACTGAATAAGGTAATCCAGATGTCACTGACTATAGATCAGTCGCTGGTCATTCAGTTCGGGGAAATGGTACATTTCTTAGCACAGCAAATGGGTTCCCGATTGAAAGGCCGCGTTTTAGAACAAAGCGTACGTGGTAATAAATTCACATACGAACGTTTAGATAGCGTAGAAGCTATCGAAGTAACAACTCGTCATGCCGACACTGTAGCGCAAGATATAGCGCATTCACGCCGTGGTGGCACAATGAGGGACTTCCGTTCAACTATGCTTTTAGACCAATTCGACGAATTGCAAGTATTAATTGATCCTCAGCGGGATTATGCATCTGCTGTAGCTCGCGCAATGATGAGACAGTATGACTATCTTGTGCTGACTAACGCTATAGCATCAGTTAATACCGGTCGCAATCTTGATACTCCTGTAACTGCATCTAGTGATGGTGTGTTGACTGTGTCTGCTAATGCGACAGGTCTAACATTCGAGAAACTTGTAGAGATTCGTCAAAACTTTATCAACAACGAAGTTGGTTTAGATAATGATGAAGAGATATACCTCTGCATCACTGGTAATCAGCACTCAGACCTCTTGAAAGAGATGGAGCTAACTAGCCGTGACTATACAAACGGCGGCATGGGCAATGAAACTGTAATTGATCGCGGCAAGATTACTAAAGCTATGGGTATGAACCTAGTTATCTTTGGTGCTAATGCGACTAAATCAATGATCAGTAAAACAAGCACAACTCGCCATTGTATCGCTTTTGCTAAGAGTGGCATGATCGTAGGTATGAACAAAGATATTAGTATTCGTATCGATAATCGTCCTGACAAGAATAACTCCTGGCAAATCCAAGCTTCGATGTTCTTAGATGCTATTCGTACCGAAGGCGTGAAAGTACAGCAAGTTGACTGTGTAGAAAGCTAATTAGAGGTATAAAATGGCTGTTGAAAATAAATACGTTGATCCTGATTTAGCAAGTGGCTTAAGGCAAGATCCAAATAAAGCAGGGGGCTCTCGCTCTCTGATCAACCCTTTCCAGGCCTTTGCAGTTGCTGCAGCGGATGATGATGGTTCTGTATATCGTTTGGGGCGTATTGCTTCTAACGCGATTATATATGAGATCGTGATCGCATGCACAGCGATTACAGGTGGTACTGACTGGGACTTAGGTCTATATGAAGCAGGCGCAGGTGGCGCTGTGGTTGATGCAGACTTATTCATGGACGGACAAACGTTAGCGAGTGCTTCTCGTGTTTTAGACGGTATGTCAAATGTTTCTGTGGCTAACTTAAATAAGCGCGTTTACGAGCTTTTAGGTTTAACTTCGGATCCATGTAAGGTTTATGACTTAGCACTAACTGCAAATACCGTAGGTACTGTAGCTGGTAATGTGGCGGTTAAAGTTCTAACTGCTCAGTACTAAAAAGGAGCCGCAGCATGGCCTCTCCTGTTGATATCTGTAATATTGCAATCTTGCGAGTCGGGGGTCAGTTGATTTCATCGCTGACCGAGAACTCACCTGCGGCTATTGCCTGCAATCTGCAATATGATATCGCAAGGAGGGACCTGCTGCGTTCTCACCCTTGGAACTTTGCCCTTAAGATGGCGCAACTAGCACAGAACGTTGATGAGCCGTTATTCGATTATGATTATAGTTATGCTCTACCTGCTGACTGTCTGCGTGTGATCTCTACGAGCGACCAGGATGAGGCATACTTATATGGCTATGGCGGCGACTTCAATGGATTCGTCACTATAAGCAACAGAGTAGATTACGCGCAAGCCGATAGATACAAAATTATCGGGCGTAACCTTTATAGCGACGATGGCACTGTAAAGATCAAATACATCGCCGATATTGCTGACACTACACAATTCGATCCAAGCTTCGTTGAGATGCTAGGCGTGAGGATAGCGATGACTATTGCTTACCAAGTAAGTGGAAGTGTACAGATGCGTAAAGACTTGGCAGATGAATTCCAATATCTGCTAACTCAAGCGCAACAGAATAATGGCCAGGAGGGTACAAGAGAAAGAATAGAGCTAAGCGCTTGGCTAACGTCGAGAGGGTAATATGGCTCGTATATCTACTGCTATTACTAGTTTTAACGGTGGTGAAATAACCCCGCTATTAGACGCTCGTATTGATTTAGATTTCTACTCTAGTACTGCGAAAAACCTTCTTAATTTCATTCCTACGCCGCAAGGGCCTATTAAGAACCGTATGGGATTCCGTTACGTGGCAACGACCAAGACCTTTGGATCGGGCGATGCTTCTCGTGCTACACGCCTATACCCGTTCGTATTCGCGGTAGGTGATGTTTACATGCTGGAATTTGGCAACCAGTACATTAGATTTTACCAAAACCAAGCCCAAATTGAGAGCGGCGGTAGCCCGCTAGAGTTATCTTCCCCTTATCTTGAGGCTGACTTATTCGATCTGCAATTTGCGCAGGTAAATGACCTTTTGTACATAGTACATGGCAACTATGCGCCTCGCGTATTATCTCGCACTGCTGTAACTCCTACTTTCTCGTTAGATGAAGTAGATTTCCAGAAGGGGCCTACGCTTGATGAGAATGAAACTGCTACGACCTTAACCGCGTCTGCTACTACCGGCACTGTAACTATCACTGCTTCGACTGGGATATTTAATGCTAATATGGTAGGCGGAGTATGGGCGATTTCTGAGCCGAGTGGTAGCTTGGGTGCATATACTGCCTGGGTTACTTCTACAGCTTATACAGCAGGAGCTTTTAGGCGTAATGATGGACGTGTTTATGTTGCAGCATCTTCCGGTACTAGCGGGACCATTCCTCCTGTTCATACTCGCGGCACTGTTAGTGATGGTGGTGTTAACTGGACGTATGTAAATGACGGTACTGGCTATATTAAGTTCGAGACTTATAATAGCTCCACTTCGTTCTCAGGCACTGTACAGGTTAGGCTGCCTAATACTGTTACAAGCACTGCTACAACCTATTGGAATGAAGGCGCTTGGTCTGATGATCAAGGCTGGCCTAGCTCGATAGTCTTTTACGAGCAGCGTGCGTTTTATGGTGGCACAACACGGAAGCCGCAGACTATATGGGCTAGTAGGACTAATGGCGACTTCGAGAATTTTGATACCGGCGCAGGGCTTGATGATGAGGCTCTTACGTTTGAGCTTAGTTCCCAAAGTGCTGACTCGATTAAGTGGCTTGCTTCTAAGAATGCGCTTGTTGTGGGTACGGCTGGTGGCGTGTTTGTGGTTAAACCTTCCACGGTTGATCAGATTATCACTCCTTCTAACGTACAAGCTAAACAGCATACCGATATCTCCTGTTCTAATATCGCTCCTGAGCTCGTAGGTAACTACCTGATGTTCGGTCATAGGGCAGGAAAGAAGTTGTTCTCTACCGCTTATAACTTCGAGACGGACAGCTTCCAGGCCGAGGATTTGACTGTTAGAGCTAATTATATTTTAGAAGCTGGCATCAAGGATATCGCTTATCAACAGGAGCCAAGTAGTATATTATGGCTAGTCCTAAACGATGGAACCATAGCTGCCCTTACAATAGAGCAGGGGCAGAAAGTCGCAGGATGGCATAGACACACTACTAGTAGGATGGATGAGAATGGGAATCTTGTCCAGGAAGAAATAGAAAGTATTGCCACTATTCCCACTAATGACACAGATGAATTATGGATTGTATCAAAGCGCACTATAGGCAGCGCCACCGTTAGATTTGTAGAGATTTTAGAACCGAATGAGTCGAGACGATATCATCTTGATGCTGGTGTATATTACTCTGGTACTGCAGTTGTTGCTGGTAATTACGGCGGCTTTGATCATCTAGCAGGCGAGAGAGTAAGAGTACTACTAGCCAAGAGCACATCAACTACCCAAGAGCTTGCTGTTACTGACGATCAGACTGTCAGTGGCTCAGGAGAAATCGTGCTGCCTTATGACTGCACTAAGATAGCAGTAGGCCTACCTTATAACAGCGATTATGAAAGCCATAGGATGCTCGCACAGACCGAAGATGGCATAAACCTATCTAAACCTACCAGAATAAACAAACTCTATGTACGGCTCTATAAAACGCTTGGTCTCCAAGTTGGGCCGACCTCGAGCGACTTATATACTATCCCATTCAGGTTCACTTCTGGCGCTATGGACAACCCTCCGACTTTGTTCGGGCAGGACGACCCTAAGGATTACGAGATCGACTTTAATGGCGACTGGGACTCCAACCGGTCCACGATCTTCATCCGCCAGGCGCAGCCTTACCCTGCAACCATCCTTTCACTAAGTGCTATATTAAATGCAAACACAAAATAACCCACAACTAGAGCCATTTAAAGCTGAGCATATTTTAGACATGAAGCTTGCTGAGCGTAGCCAGATTATATTCATGATCCCAGGATTGCTGGATGCTTACGAGACGTTAGAGGGCTCTCATACATTCCGGCATGAAGGCAGGATTTTTGCCTGTGGCGGAGTTCTTAAGCTATGGGAAGGCATGGGAGAGGCATGGTTCGTGCTTGCTGATGATATAGATCTTCCTGTGTTTAGCGTGTGTGCGATTGTTAAGGACTATGTAGATAGCCTTATAGGAACGAAATACAGGCGCTTACAGGCCACTATTAAATGCGACGATGATAAGGCGATAAGGTTTATCGAGTGGCTTGGTTTTGAGCGTGAAGGATTTATGCGCCAATACGGCGTAGAGGGCGCAGATTATTACATATATGCGAGGGGAACATGGCAGGAGCAATAGGTATAGCTTCTTTGGTAGGTAGTGGACTATCTGCGATTGGACAGATGCAGTCAGCTAAGTATGAGCAACAGGCTTACAATAATCGTGCGTTTATGAGCGAGATGGAAGCAAGGGATTTTGAGCAGCAGGCAAAGCTAGAGCAAGCCTCTACCCAGTTTGAAGCCGAGAGGTTACGCAAGAGGATCGACGCAACACGTGCCTCTCAGAGAGCTTCAGCTGCTGCAAGTGGTGTGAGTCTATCAGGTTCTACTCAGCAGTTTATTTCAAGTAATGCCGAGGAGCAGGAGTTAGACGCTCTTATGCTTCGTTTTAATGGTATGTCGCGTCAGCTAGGCCGTGAGCGTAGCGCCCAGATGGCACGTGGGAACGCCACTACACTACGCGCAGAGGGCACGGTAGCTCGCAGCCAGGGTAATAGTCGCGCATTCAGCAGTTTACTCACAGGTGCTGGTAAGTCTGCATCTACCTACTATTCGCTAGGTGGGAAATATGGCCGTAACTGGTTCTAATAGGAGAATATAATGGCAGTAATCCCTAGATTTGATGGACGTATAGGCCAGTCTCTAGACACTATGTCTGCTACTCCTGTTGGACAGTTATATACCTCTCCTGCGCGGACAAGTGCGATGGAAGGAGCAGGGCAGGCAATTCAGGGGCTTGCAGGTGATGTAGGCCATATATTCCAAGCTGAACAGCAACGTAGGGCCGCTGACTACACTACCAAGACTAGTGCCGAGATACAGGAGTTTGTTATCCGCGAGATGGATAACTCACAGAAGCAGGCTTTAGCCGCTGGCAATGTCGATGGTTACACAGAGAATTTCCTTAAAAGCTATGACGAGACCGTAGCCAAAGCTCTCGAGAGCGCCCCCAATGACCTCGGTAGAGAAGCTCTGTCTGAGCGAATGATGCAGGCACGTAATTCGTTGTTAGCGCAGTCTATGAAATTCGAGTCTTCTGCTAGGATTAAAATATATGAGAGCAATCTAGACAAAGCAGCTGATAATTATGCTAAGGCTGCTGCAACAGATCCTTCCCAGATACCGCAGCTGATGAAGCAGCTTGAAGGTGACATGGCAGCTGCTACTGAGACTTTGGGCCTTACCGATGCTCGCGATAGGATGGATTTTTATAAGAACCAGATATTGAGTACAACAGCTTCTCAGATGATGCAGAGTAACCCTTCTGCTGCTTTAGGTCTTGTTGAGCAATACAAAGACAGCCTATCTGCTAAGAACTATGCATCCTTGTCTAAGAGTGCGCAATACCAGCAAAAGGTATTGGAGGCTCAAGCACAAAAAGCTTTGGAGGAGAAGCAGGAGAATGATGCTGTATGGGCAGCAGTTAATGGTGGCGTGGCTCTAAATCCTGAGAGTGTTAAGTCACAGAAGATTGTTGATAAGGCTTATATCGAAGCAAAGCAGGAAGATCCAACTGTCGATTTCACACAGGTTGTAGAACGTACAAAAATTCTTCCTAAGACCATGGCTGATGATATAACAGCGCAACTGGCTACTGGCTCTCCCTCACAGCAGGTAGAGGCCGCTCGCCAGCTAAAAAGACTACATCAGACCGTGCCTAACCTTGTGAATAAGATGTCAGCTACTAACAAGGCTAGAGCCATGATGATCGCTGAAGCTGTCGAGGGTGGTGTGAAACCTGAGACTGCAGTTCAGTGGGCTGATAAGCAGACGAATATTGCAGATGCTCGAGTGATGAAGGAAAGGGAATCTTCTTTTAAGAAAGAGAAGCTAAACTTTGATTCTATCCAAAGCGAGTTTACTTCTTTCTTTGGCCCTGGTAGCGATGCTATTCCTGATCAGATGCAGGTTGAGGGCAAGATGTTATTGCAAGGATATTATGTGAATAGTGGCCTTACAGCTGAGCAAGCTAAGAGTGCTGCGCTTAATGATCTTAAAGGCAATTGGCATTATAGCAAAAGCACCGGCCGTGGCAGGTACATGAAGCATGCGCCAGAAACAGTATATGGCAACGAACATGGTAGCGACTGGATTAAAGAAGAACTGTTCGGAGAGATTTCAAAGCATGCCATGTTTGACGAAAAACCAGAAGCTACATTGAAACGCACAGTTATAGAGGCTAACCCATACTTAGATAACGAAGGGCAGATTGTATAT